ATACCGACAATAAATTTATTTGATTGAATTACATCAGCACTAAATGTATTAATACCTGTTGTTCCGTCATTTGTTCCATATACAGACTTGGCATCAGAAATAGTATGTTCAGTAACTGCTATGGCAATTCTACCATCAGAAATTCCATTAAAAATAAGTTTTTCATTTGGAATAAAAGTTCCACTGGTTTCATATACAGTTATTGCTGTTCCAGCAGAAACAGCATGTCTTAAGAAACCAGTTGCTCCACTATTATCTCCCTTTACAAAGGTAGGAACTGTTAATGTTTGTGCTTGGTTTAAAGCAATATCAGTTGTTGTTTGTACATCATAGAGAGCAAGATTCCATTCATTTTCATCAGCATTAGAAAGACTATAAGAACCAGACTCTAATCTAAAATCATATACTCTTGCAACGCCAACTTCATTTCCGGGAAGGGTCTCTGAGCTACTACCAACTCTTTGATCTCTTAAACTTACAAAATAAGTATTTCCAACACCAATTGTAGGTGTTCTGTGTACTCTATTAATTCTTAAAGTAGGTCCAGTATTATAAATTATATTTTGATCTTCAATTATTCTAGTTGTTCTTGGTTTGTTTACGTCAAGATAAGAAACATTAGTGGTTTGGATTTCATATCCTTTAATATAAGCTTTTCCAGGGGAAATTTTATATAATGCAAGATCATCAGAAACAGTTACTCCACCAGAAGAAAATTGACCTACATTAAAAATACCACCATTGCCAAGATCATCATTTAAAGATTCTACGCAACTAACATCAAAAGCTTGTACATAATAATTTCCAGATTCATCAAAGGTCCTTCTTGCAAGAGTATCTGATAAATCATTAAATCCAACACTACCTCCAAAAATAGATGGTCTAATTTCATCTTGAAGTACACCATTAATTACTGTTGCAAGTAAAATAAAATTATCATCATTAAAATCATCAAGTGCTTTTTTAAACAAACTTGTGCTAATTTTAAGTCTATCTGCACCTGGTGCAGCATAATTATTAAATCCTTGAGAGTTGTCGTTGAGAGTCTCATCAAGATCGGAATTTATAATCTCTTCGTTTACAAATAATCCAATTCTGTAACTAGGACTGTTTGAATATTGATCAAGAATTAAAGTCTCTTTAGATACGTTAAGAAAATTTCCTCTAATAAAATAAACTCCATTATCTATCTGAAGTGCAGATCCTGTTGCTGCTGCATTCGTTTCTATTGTTGTTGCAAAAGGAGTTCCAGCGGCAATCGTCGTATTGCCTAATAAACCAGAGGTTATAACTTCACTAGATGAAAGTTGTTCGCCATCAAAAAAAGTTTGAGTTGAATTATTTCCAGTGCTGGAAGACAAATAGTTGATATAAAGAGTTAAAGTGCCATTTTCAGAGTCTTCTGGTAAAAGAACACTATCAACAAACGCAGTGACCCCGGATCTTTGTCCTGTAATTTTACCTCCAATTAATTGGTCTGCATACGCAGACACAGGAACCCCTTGAAAAGAATTTTCTAACTGAATGGCATAATATATTCTACTATATCTGATATTTCCTGGAATTACTTTAGCACCTTCTTTAAAGAAGTGTTGTCCAAATTTTTCAATTTGATTTTGTAATATGGATTGAAGAGAAGTTAGTTCTCTTGCCTGAACCGGATATCCAGGTTTAAATAATACCTTATGATAATCGTTTGTAGAATCAAAATCGTCAAAGTAGGGAGCTACATTGAGGTTCGTTTGTTGTGGCATAATTCTTTAGAACTGCAAAATAACTTTTATGTCTTCCTTTTGGTTTGACGATCTTGTTATAGATGGTCTGTTGTCAACGTAAATTATATTACCGGAGTGTTTCTTAACCTCTGGATTGGCAACACCACTCGTAAAGGTTTGACCGAGATAGTATGTACGATTATTTATTACGGTAGATATACCGGAGAAGTTACTATCAATTGATAAATCAATGCCAGTTGTAGGCGTAATAGTTACTGCTCCACCAGTGCCAGGGGAAGAGGTAAACTCTTCTAAATTAAACCCATATGTTGGCTGAGTTTGTGCAGTTCCAACCGTATTAAATCCAGCAAGAGATCTATCTTGCCAATATTTAAGAACCCCAGTGTTTTGATCATAACTTACAACTCTACCAACTGCGGTTGTACCTGTTGATACAGTTTGGGTAAAATATGCATCTGCTGTAAAAGTAGCAGTGCTATATCCAGATCCAACTAATTTAAGAGCACCAAGAGCACTAACTTTATCTGCAGAAAGTACACTAGATGATCCAAATTGTTCTGGGTTTTCTACAACACCAACTCTTGCAATTTGATTTCCAGTTATAAAATCTGGATTATTATTATCATTTTCGATTCTAGAATAAAGCAAAACATTATACGCGCCAAGTTCTCTATAGATGTCTGCTCCATGG